CCGCAAGATCGCCCGCATCCTCAACGCCTTGCCGGAGCAGGCGACGAAGAAGATGCCGCTGTTCGGCCAGCATCCGACGGAAATGATCGGGTCGTATGTCCGCAACACGGGCGAGTCGCTGGGAACGGGCACGACGCTGCTCGACTCGCTGGCGACGTTCGCGGTGGACCGTCCCTACAACTTGGTGGACACCAGCGCTCGCGGCACGCACGTCTCCCTGCCCAACGCCCTTCGCAGTCTGGGTCTCAAGACGTATGACGACGCCACTGACCAAGTGTTCGACGCCCTGCCTGGCGGTGGCCTGCGGGACATCACGCCACAAGTCGGTGCCGCCCAGCAGATGCGGGAGCGGCTCGCCAAGTTGCTTGGCAAAGACCCGGATGAAATCAACCTCAACCAGTTCTCCATCCCGGAGGAACACGTCAGGCGGCTGACTCGGGCCAAAGACCTGTACAGCACGGGCGAGGCGTCGGGTGCCTTGATGAAGTACCTCGACCACTACACGCAGGCATGGCGTGGCTCGATCTTGGCGTGGCCCTCTCGGGCAGTCCGCGACCTCTACTCGGGTGCGATCAGTAATTGGCTGGAGGGGGCACTGGACTGGGATTCCGTCCGGGCGGCGAAGGCACTGGTCATGGAGGGACCGGACAGCCAGAAGTTCCGCAGCACGCTGGCGTCGATTCCCCGCTACGCCAACGACGATGGGCTGGCCCAGTTCTATGCCGACCTGTCCAGCACGGGACTTGTCAGCGGCGGATCAGCCAGCGACCTCAGTGCCAGCGTGGCAGGCCAGCGGGCGACGGACAACCTCGTGGGATCGGACCCCATCAGCATGGCGTCCATCGGCCGCGAACTCGGAAAGGGCTGGAACTCGCAGGATTTCTTCAGTTGGAGATCCAAACTCACGCCGCTGGTCGAGCAGACCAATCCGCTCTTGCGTGCAGGGGATCGGATGAACTCGCTGACCGATGGCGTCAATCGCCTCACCGGATACCTGTCGCTGCTCAAGCAGGGCTACGATCCGATGGCTGCTGCGGCGGCGATGAAACGAGCCCACGTCGACTACGCATCCCTATCCGGGATGGAGAAATCGCTGCTGAAGGCGGTTTTTCCCTGGTACTCCTACCAAAGTAGGATTTTCCGCGAAGTGCTGCGGCAACTGGCGGAGCGACCGGGCGGCAGGTACGGCCAACTCATCCACGCCACCGAAGCGTTGCAGGACGAAGGCGAAGACACCTACGTCCCGTCCGGGCTGCGGTCGCAGTTTGCGTTCCCGATCCCGGAGATGTTCGGCGGCGTCCCGGCACCGGGCACGCAGACGTACCTCACCGACATCGACGCTCCCGGATTCGACCAGATCAACATGGTCGAGACGCCGGGCACGGTAGGCGGCATGCTGTCTGGCACGGCACGGCAGATCGCCATGCAGTTGCACCCCGCCTACCGCATGGGGGCGGAGGCGGCGTTTGGCAAAGACCTGTTCACAAACCGCCCGCTCTCCGAAGCCACGTCCTCACTCGACGCCATCGCCCGTGCAGTGAGCGGCAACCCCTACGCCGACGTGCCGTCCATCATCGAGAAGCCAGTCGAAGCCCTGCCGTTCGTCGGGCGTCCGCTCTACGTCGCCCGCTCGCTGCTCGATGATCGTGGCGGCCAGCCGCTCCAGCACCGTCTCGGCAAGACCGCCCTCAACGCCGTGTCGGGCGTCAAACTCCGGGACGTTGCCCAGCAGGACGCCCTTGCCGACGCCGTGCGGCAGATCGAGGAGTCCATCGACCCGTACACCCGCGAGTTTCAGCAGACCTACATCCCCGAGCATCTCCAGCCGGGAGTGCCGCAGTGGGCCTTGCAGCGGATGGCCGTCTCCCGAGCGCTCGGACGTGAACGTCGCGAGGCCCGGAAGAAGACCGCCAGCAAGGGGAAGAAGTCCAAGAAGCGGAAGTCCGACACCAGTGCCGTCTCCCTATTTGAGTAGGGTCGGCACCGACGGAATGTCTCTCCGCACCTGCGACCAGTCGATGTAGCAGCGTTCGGCCAGCCCGTGCGTCTTGTGGCCCAGATGCAGCCGGCCCTTGCCGGGATGCTCCATCTCGATGTGCGTGGCCCCGCTCCGCCTCAGCCACTTGGACGAGCCGCCAAGCCGGAGGGAGGACAGGTACGCCTGCATCCTCCGCCGGGCAGACCCCGACCTCATGACCCACCCAAGCACCCTTCCGTCAGGGGAGTGGGCCAGCATTTCATTGACCTCCTTGACGCAGGCCGGGCTGAGGACTTTGACGTGCGGCTCGCCGGTTTTGTGCTGGCCCCACCGGACTACGCCATCCGCAAAGTCTGAGCCGCGCATCTCCCACAAGTCCCCCAGCCGTGCCCCAGATTCGTAGCCGAGAAGAATCCAGCACCGGAGGAACTGCCCCTCCGTGACCTTCGTTCTGCGAATCGTATTTCCGCGAAGGTAAGTCCCCTTGACAGCCGTACAGCACTGTTCTAAAGTCCATGCCTTAGTGGGCTGTCGTGGCACTTTGATCTTGACGAGTCCGCGAGGCAGCGAATCAACTAGCCCGGTTTCGTAGGCCCATCGCCACACGCTCAGAATCATGCGTCTTTCCGAATCAACCGAGATCGGCTTGACCTCAGCCATGCGACGAGTGAGGTGCCTGTTGACGGCTGGCACGGTCATCGACTTGCATGAGCGGGCAAGCGCTCGCAGGTGTGACTGGTAGACGGGACTGACGCACCGGGATCGCAGGTACTTCTCGATCAAGGCATGGAGGCTGGTCATGACGTTTTCCACTGCGGAGGCAGCAGAAGGTGTGGACGAACTCGGCACTGTTGGTCGTGCCAATTCGACCGCTATTTCCGCTACGCCCGTCACTCTCGGTGCGCACACAACTCATGTACGCACCGTGATTCGGCGTGGAGAAGCGAACGCCGACTATCACGCTAACGAAACGCACAGGTCATGCAGTCGAGTCCGGGCACTCCTTGACTCTCCCTCCCTGTACTACCAGCGGTACATCTCCAAGACGCTCCCGCCCTTCTCCAGCAGTGCCACCGATCATGGCACCCTGCTGCATAGGTGGCTGGAAGTGGGGGACGACCTCCTTGAATTGCTGGTAGTTCCTCCGCCGGAAACTCTAACGGCAACCGGGCTGGTTGGCAAAGAAGCGGCGAAATGGGCGAAAAACGAGGCTCCTGCGGGGGCGGTGGTCGTCCCCCCGAAGGAGAAGGCCCAGATTGTGGCGGAGGTGGCGGCCATCAAGGGCAACCCCGCCTCCGCTGAACTGCTGTCCAGAATCACCGAGCGAGAGATCGGTGCGTACTGGGAGTCGCCGGAGGGGGACTTGCTCAAGTGCAGGTTCGACGCCCTGACCAGCGACGGCCTTGCCATCGACCTCAAGACCACCCGCGAGAAGGACATCCTCGCTGACTTCTGGAAGTCGGTCCTGTCGTACCGCTACCACCTCCAGGATGCGTGGTATCGGTGTGGCATGGAGGCGATGGGCCTAGAGCCCCAGCCGCTCCGCTTCATCGTCATCTCAACGTCACTGCCCCACGACTGTCAGGTGGTGACTCTCCCTGCGGCCATCGTCGCAGAGGGCCGGCGGCTCATGGATGCCGCTCTGGCCGAACTCCGTCTTCGTGAAAGCCTCGACTGGTGGTTGCCGGAAACGCACGGCGAGGTTGTTGAACTGCAATTTCCGGCTCATGTACTCGGGAGGATGGCATGACTTCGGTTATCGCTGAGTGGCCTGCATCAAGTCAGGCGCTCGACAAGTTGTTTGAGGCCAAGAGCAAGGCGTTGGGGCAGATGAAGAACGCCCCTCGCACGAGCAAGTCGCACTTCGGCATGTACGCCGACTTGGCGACCGTGATCGACACGATCCGCAAGCCTCTCTCCGACAACGGGCTGGACGTGATCCAGTGCTTCGTGCCCTACGACGAGAACTTCGTCATGTTGGTCACGACGCTGGGCCACACCAGCGGCCAGTTCATCCGGTCGTTCCTGCCCATCAAGGCATCGCTCCAGCCGCAGCAGTTGGCGGCGACGGCGACCTACCTCAAGCGAGTCGAGTTGGCCGCCATCGTCGGCGTGGCCGCTGAGGACGAGGACGACGGCGAGACGGCCCAGCGGGCTGCGGTGGCGTCGGCCATCACCGACGAGCCCAAGATCGAGAAGGCTCTGATGGCGAAGGTGCGGGCCGCGAAGGACGAGGCGGGCGTGAAGGCCGTCCTCGCCCAGACGGATCGCGGCGTCGAGTCCGGGCAGTTGGGCAAGGCCGCCGCCGAGCGGATCGCCCTGCTCGCCCAAGACTGTGCCGCCAAGTTCTCCAAGCCCAAGCAGGAGCCAGCGTTGGCTTCGTGATCGCACAGGCAGGTGGTTGGCCTTCCTCCGTCGGCACGCCGGATGCCGTCATCACCATCCGGCATTTCAAACCATGAACCCTGACATCGACCGCTACCTCACGCTGGCTCAAGGCGTCTCGTCCCATGCGAACGCCGGCACGCTCGACGCCGACACCGCCCTGCGGTTCTGCCGCGTCGTGCTGCCGGCCCTGCTGGTGGAGATGGAGTTGGCCCGCCGGGTGGACGCCCGGCTGAGTTCCATGTTCCCGGCCCCTGCTGCGGATCCCAAGCCCTGCGAGGCGACGGTGTGCAGCAGCCGGTGGCAGGAGCCGGAGGCCAAGAAGGCCAAGAAGAAGGCGGCGAAGAAGCCCCGCAAGAAGAAGGAGCAGGCCAAATGAGCGGACGAGCATTTCTCCGGGACTACCAGCAGCGGGCCGTCGAGCAGGTCTGCAAGGCGGCCAAGCGTGGCGACCGCAGGGTCGTCGTCTGCCAGCCCGTCGGCAGCGGCAAGACGGAGGTGCAGGCGGAACTGTGCCGGATCGCCCGGTTCCCGGTGAACGTCATCCCGCTGGTGGACTTGATGCGGCAGAACCGCGACCGGCTGGAGTTGCGGCTGGGCGAGCGGGTGGACATCGAGCAGGGCGGCAACTACGCCGAGTCCATCGAGGGGCTGCGGCGGAGGGTGATCGTCTCCTCCCGTGACTCGATGCTGTCCGCCGGCCGGTACAAGGCGAAGGCGTTTGAGCGGACGACGCTCGTCATGGTGGACGAGTGCCACGTCGGCATGACGCCCCGCATGGAGGAGATGCTGCGGTGGTTTGAGGATCGGGGGGCGACCATCGTCGGCTTCTCCGCCACGCCCTACAAGGGCAAGGGCAAGGCTCTCAGGTATTGGCCCCGCCCGCAGGTCGTCTACTCGCTCATGGACGCGATCAACGACGGCTGGCTGGTGCCGCCCAAGTGCTTCCTCTCGGAGGCCCGCTCGTTCGACCTCACGCTGATTGACGACGAGGCCGGCGAGTGGAACAAGTCGCAACTCGCCGCCGTGCTGACGGCCGAGCATTTCGCTCAGGAGGTCACGAGCCTCGTCCTCTCGACCTACAAGCAGAAGCCGTCGGTCATCTACGCCTGCAACCGCAAGCAGGCGGAACTGTTCGTCCAGGTGTTTGAGCGGTACGGGGCTCGCGTCTCGCTCGTCCACTGCCGCCAGAACCCGGAGGTGCGGAAGGCCAACATGGATGCCTTCCTGGCCGGCGACACGAAGATCATTGTGAACGTCGGCATCTTGGGCTACGGCTGGGACCATCCGACCCTGACCAACGTCTACATGGCCGCCCCGACCCGCTCCCTGTCCCGGTACGAACAACGGCTGGGCAGAGGGACGCGAGTCCTGCCGGGCACCCTGCACCCGGAGATGACTCGCGACGAGAGGCTGGCCGCCATCGCCGCCAGCGGCAAGCCCCACTTCAACATCTACGACATCACCGACTCCAGCCGGTCGCACCAGTTGCTCAATGCCCTGCAAGTCCTCGACGCCAAGTGCCGGAAGACGAAGGCCCGCCAGGAGCGGATTGCCTCCATGCTGTCGATGGAGGGCGTGGATGCCGTCGATGCGATCAAGCAGGCCGACGCCATCGACCTTGAGGAACTTGAGGCACAGGCTCAGGAGTTGATCGAGAAGCGGAAGCGGCTGGTCGTCGGAGTCACCTTCGATCACGACACCCGCGACCTGTTCTCCGAGCCGGAGGGCAAGAAGCGTCGTGGCTGGCGGATGATGTACGGCAAGTACAAGGGCGTCCCTCTGGACTCCATCCCGGAGGGCTACCTCTCGTGGGTGCTGGACTCACAGAAGAAGGAGACGCCGTTCAAGTCTGCGGTTCGGAGGGAACTGAGCCGCCGCAAGGAGAAGCCTGCGGCCCTGTGAGGGAGGCGGCATGAGCGAAGGATCGCTGAATGGAAAAGTCATTAGTGAAATCGGCGTGTCGATGGCTGTGGAGCGGCTCCTGCGGGCTGGCTTCCAGGTGGCCGTTCCAATCGTGGACGACGGGTACGACCTGCTCGCCTTCAGCGGGCGGCGTTTCTGGCGCATCCAGGTCAAGGCGACGGCCATCAGCACTTGCAAGCGGAATCGCAGACGCATCCGGATCGGACGCGGCAAGAGACGCACGGGCCGGTACACGGCGGCAGATGTTGACGCCTTCGTGGTGGTCAACATCGCCACGAACGTCGTCATGTGCGTGCCCATCGCTGACGCCATCGGCAAGTCGCACCTCAACTGGAGCAGTGCCCAAAAGTACGGCGACCTCTGCCTGCTGCGGAGTATCCCGCCACTGAAATAACGCATCGACAACACGAACGGCTGCGTGGGTTGGGACAACCTCTGGCACGCAGACGCATGACCCACGACCAGAAGGGATCGTGACGACAGTGGGTAAGCCAGCCGCAAGCGACAGGGCTAAGTCACGCGGGCAACAGGATGCTCGATAAGCAGGTCGCATGCCTCCGCCCCTGTGGCAAGGAGGACACCCCCATGCGTCCTAACGACCAGTGGGCAGGTGGCGGCTAACCCTAGCCTTCTGGCTGGGGATTAGTCGCCGTCCACCCGCAGCGAGCCTTCAACCAGTGAGCAGATTTGTTTCAGAGAGCGCTTAGAGCGCTAAGGGAAGTAAGGGAAATGGCAAAAGACTTGGTTCTTCTCAGGTACACGGACAGCAAGGGGGAGAAACTCGCCGCCTTGTGCCGCCCCCGAGAGGGAGTGGACACGTTGAAGGACATCATCGGTGAGGAGACGGAAGCGGACTCCCAGTGGTTCTCGCAGGATCACCAGTCAGCAGTCGTCATCGACACCAGCGGCACAGTCGTCGTCACCTCGTCGGAGGACTTGACGCTGCTCTCGTTCTGGTTCGCCGTCGCTGCTCAATGGCTCAAGACTCACGGAGGTTGAGGTGTCCGATTTCACGAAGGGAGTGATCGTCATGGGCGGATTCATGGCTCAGGCATTGGGTGCGTTGTTCAAGGAGAACGAGGAGTTGGTGGCGTCGGCCAAGACGCTGGGTGGCGTGGCCGCATGCCGCGTCCACCGCCGGGAGGAGGCGACCAACCTTGCCACTGGCGAGCGGGTGTTCCGCTGGCAGATCGAGTTCCAGACGGAGGAGGACGCTCAGGCGTTCGACAACTCCGTTCGGGCCATCGTGGGGGCCGTGACGGAGGAGGGCGATGAGTGATGGGCGTCAGGAACTATCGGCCTTCGCGGACGAGTACCAGTTCTGTGCGGTGTGCTGGGGCAGGTCGGACGCCCTGCACATCCACCACTTGCAGCAGGGCGCTGGCCGGGCACACGACCGGAGGAACCTCCTGCGGCTCTGCCACTGGTGCCATGAGGGATTGCACTTCGGCGGAAAGCACAACCTCACCAAAGGCATGTGCCTCACCGCCAAGAGGGAGGTGGACGACGCCAACTTCGACCCGGAGTTCCTGGCTTCGCTCCGTCTCAAGAAGCATCTGGGCTACAGCCTGGAGCGGTATCCGGTTCGCGTGTTCGTGTTTCGCAGGAAGAACGGAGTCCCCCTGGAGGTGAAGCGAATGGCGATCAACAGTCGGCAGAAGGGCAAGCGCGGCGAGTTGGAGGCGGCGGCCGAATGGAATCGGCTCGTCCCCAATGCCCACGCCCGCAGGAGCCAGCAGCACTCCGGCACGGAGTCGGCCAGCGACCTCATCAGTCCTGGCACCCCGCACCTCTGGCTGGAGGTGAAGCGTGTCGAGCGGGGTCTGAACCTGCACGCCGTCATGGACAAGTCCCGTGAGCAGTGCGGGGAACTCTGCCCGGTCGTGCTGCACCGGCAGAACGAGCAGGAGTGGCTTGTGACGTTCCCTCTGGAGCAGATCAAGCGGTTCATCCAGCAGGTGCAGGGGGCTCTCTGATGCCAGCCAGGTACTACGACAGGACGAAGCGGTGGCTGCGGAAGAACTATCCGCTGCCGTTCCCGTGCCGCGTGCTGCTGCGGCCGGTGGCTGTGATGAAGAAGCACAAGGCTCACGGGATTTTCTACTGGCACGGGGATCGGGCGGTCATCTGGATTCGCAACAGCGGGAACGAGGAGCAGATGGCGGAGACGTTGATCGAGGAACACGTCCACGCCATGCGTCAGGCGACTCCAGTCAAGGTGGACTACGAAGGCGAGGCCCATGACGCGGCGTTCTGGGCTCTGTACGGCGAGGTGGTGACGCGATGGCGGAAGGAACTGCTGTGAACGTGCGTCTGGAATGGTTTGAGGTGAGCCGGGCCGCCCTCGTCGGCGTGTCTCGCAACGTCGAGGCACTGCGGAAGGGGTGCGTCAGCCGGCTCAAGGTCAACGACGAGTGGTCGATCCACATTCTCGGGGCACTGGGGGAGTGTGCGTTCGCGAAGGCGACCAACCGCTACTGGAACGGCAGCGTCAACACGTTCAAGGCGGGCGGAGACGTGGGCGAGTCCATCCAGATCCGCACCCGGTCGCGTCACTCCTACGACCTCATCGTCCGGGACGACGACAAGGACGGCGATGCCTTCGTGCTTGTGACCGGAGGCCCGCACGACTTCACCATTCACGGCTGGATGCCCGCATCGGAGGCGAAGCAGCCGAAGTTCCGTGCCAACTACGGCGGCTATGGCGAGGCGTACTTCGTGCCGCAGTCGGCCCTGCGTCCGATTGACCCCCTGGTGTGCAAGGAGTGCTGACCATGAACGCGACGACCATGCAGACGTACACGGGCCGGCTGATCGACCTCGCAAACTTCCGCAGGGAGGACGTGCATATCCCGGACATCGCCCATGCCCTGTCCCTCATCAACCGATTCACCGGCCACAGCAAGTGCCCGTACTCGGTGGCCCAGCACAGCGTCATGGTCAGCCGCCTGACGCAGCCGGAGAACGCCATGTGGGGGCTGCTGCATGACGCCAGCGAGGCGTACTTGGGGGACGTGGCTACGCCGCTCAAGTCGCTGATGCCGGGCTACCGGGAACTGGAGGAGCATGTCCAGCGGACTGTCGCAAAGGTGTTCGGCCTGCCCTGGCCCATGCCCGCCGACGTGAAGACGGCGGACCTGCGGGCCTTGATGGCGGAGAAGCGTGACCTTGTGTCAGTCAGTCACGACTGGGGAATCGACGTGGAGCCGGCGTGCGGGCCGATCAACCCGTACTGCTGGACTCAGGCAAAGCAGTTGTTTGAGGACCGTTTCAAGGAGTTGTCTCGATGATAAAGGTGACGGAGGAAAAGTCGGTGAAGTACGCCAGCGGTGCCGTGCGGTCGAGCGATGCGGAGGCGACGAGGTACGACCTCATCACGCCCATCGGACTCGCAGCCGTTGCCGCTGCCTGTGCGGAGGGCGCAGCCAAGTACGGGGATTTCAACTGGGAAAAAGGGATGCCGGCCAACGACATGCTGAACCATGCGTTGCGGCACGTCTACCTGTTTCTCGGAGGGGATCGCTCAGAGGATCACTTGGGCCACGCCGCCTGGAATCTGATGGCGGCAATCCACTCGCTTGAGGTTTGGCCGCACCTCAACGAGGGGACACTTCGCAGCGGCTTTTGCGAGGCACCGACGAAATAATGATCGCCGTCGCCGTAAAGGATTACGACGACGAGAACATCGTGGAGGAGTGCGAAACCGGATGGAGACGGTTTTGTGCAGAGGTTCTCGTTCGGACGCACTACCACGTCCGCGAACTGTGCCGCCGGCACAGGCGGATTGGGTATGCCCAGATGTTGCCCACCAACAGGAAGGAGTTTGAGATTCTGCGCCGGCAGGTGGCGGCGTGGAGGTGGGTCTTTGAGGGTACGGGAGGGGCGTTCACCTTCGCCCAGACCTGCGAGGACTTGAGCCTAGACCCGTTCCTGGTGCGGCGAAAACTACTGTCCCTGTGCCAGCCGTGCCGGGACATAAATCTCCTAGTGGCATGGGTGTCTCGCCAGAAGGAGAAGCCTCGTGGCAACCGTCGCGGACAAGGTGCGGATGATTGTGGAGTGGGCACCGGCCTTGTCGCTGCTGTCCGAGATTTCCGCAGCCGACACGGCGAAAGAGCGGGCCGCAGGGGCGCTCAAACTCATGCGGTTTGTCGCTACCAAGACGGAAACTCCGGTGGACGATGACCTGTGCGAGCGGGTGGAGGCGTGCCTCATGAGCCCGCAGGGCGAGGAACTGTTCCGGTACGTCGTGGCTCTGGTCACGGCTGTTTCCAACGCAGAGATCGACTGATGCTCCTGGCTGTGGTCGCCGTCGCTGCGTTCGCCGTTGCCGGCGGGGCTCTGGCCCTGCCGTACCTGCCGTCTACGGCCCGGTCGCCTGGAGTTTCTCCGGCTGACCGGGCCGGGTGGGTGAACCGGCTGTTCGGCCTCGCCGGGCAGGCCGACGAGGCGGGCGACGTGGCGGTGGCATCGGCGGCTCGGGCACTGATCGCAGCCCTTGTGGCGGAGAAGGAACTCCCGAAGAAGGGTCGGTAGAGCGTGGCGAGGACGGTGGCAATCTGGGCGGGGCTCCTGGTCGGGATTGCGGCCATGACGGCTACCGTCCTGCCCGCAGTCAAGCCATCTGTGCCGGCCCCGTCGTCCGTCCTGGAGGGCGTGAGTGCCGGCGATGCGGCGATCCTCCGGGACTTCCATGCGGCGATGGCCGACATCGTGGTGCGGGACGGGAACGCCAAGCAGCCGGTGGCGAAGACCGTCCTCGACCTGCGGAATCGCTACCGGAACGCCCTGTCGATGGCGTTTGAGAACACCGGGATCGCCGGCAAGTACGCCGGTCTGGGCCAGCGGCTCGATGACTACCTGCTCGCCGCCGTTGGCGACAAGGACGTGCCGTTGACGCCGGAACTCCGGCAGTCAGCGGCCAAAGCGTTCGCGGCGATCAAGTAGGTGGGGCATGTCGGACTTCTTCGCCTCACCGCAGGACATAGTTCGGGCCTACAACAACGGCCTGCTCGGGTCGTACTGCGACCCGGACGCGACGGATCGGCTGCTCCAGTCCTTGCCCATGCCGCTGTTTGGCGACACGCTGGCCGGCAGCGGGGCAGGCAAGGTGTCGCTGCCCTTCAAGGCCGTCGTGGCGTTTGAGACAGCCACCGGGCGGAAGCCCTACGACGAAACGCAAACGACGGGCGACTGCGTGTCGCATGCAGTGCGTGGAGCGGCGGACCTGGCGAGGGCCAACGACCCCGACATCGCCACGACTGAGGACTGGGTGGATCGCACGGCGACCGAGCCGCTCTACGGCGCACGCGGGCATGGCGGGCAGGGTGCCAGTTGCTCGCAGATCGTCGGCTGGGCACACAGGACGGGCGGGCTGATGCTCCGCCAGAAGTACGACGACTTGGGCCTCGACTTGTCCATCTACGACGCCTCCATCGGCATGAAGTGGGGCGGGCGTGGTGTACCGGCGAACGTGACAAGCGTTGCGGCCAAGCATCACGTCGGCACGATCAGCCTCGTGACGACGTGGCAGCAGGCCAGAGACGCCATCGCCAACGGATTTGGCGTGGTGTGCTGTTCGGACGTGGGATTCTCGCGGATGCGACGGGACGAGCAGGGCATGATTCCGCCGTCTGGGACGTGGCATCACGCGATGCAGTGGCACGCAGCGGACGACTCGCGGCCGGGAGACTGCCGCTTCTGCATCCAGAACTCTTGGGGCTGGAACGCACACTCCGGCCCGAAGGTGCATGACCAGCCGGAGGGTTCGTTCTGGATCAGTCAGTCCACTGCCCAGCGCATGATCGCGCAGGGGGGAGCCTATGCGGTATCGAACGTGGTGGGATTTCCTAAGAGGACGCTCAAGGACTGGGGCGGACGGGAGATTCTCGGATGAAGGTTTCCATCGCTACTGTCGCCGTGTGGCTCGCGTTTGCCCCCGACGTGCCTACCAATCCGCCCAGTCCGCCGCCGATCAAATGCTGCGGCAAATGCGGCGGGACCGGAATGGTGCCGACAGGTGACGGGATTACCCGCGTGTGGTGTTCGTGCCCGGCCGCCTGCCCGTGTGCGAAGAACCGACCGAAGCCGCAGTCCGCATGCAAGGACGGTGCCTGCCATGCCAAGTGACTCGGCCAGCGAGTTGTGCGAGTACGTCCGCAGCCGCCTGCCCGTCCGGTCCAGGCTGCTGGGCCGGGAGAAGGTTGACGCCCTCGTGCTGGCGACCATCGCTCAGTGGCCGACCGACTGGCTGCTGCGGTGCGAGCGGGAGTCGCAGGACTACGGGAAGCCTCTGGAGGACACGGCACAGCGGGTGTCGTTCGCACTTTCGGGATTCGCGAAAGACGAAAGATACGGGTTCATCTGGGCTTTCCTGCTGTCTGCTGTCCTGTCAGCGGTGGTCAAGGAAGTCCTGGAGTGGTGGCTATCCAGATGGGCGAATCGAGCAAAGATGGCGGTCTGGCAGTGCGAGATGAGAGGGAGCCAGTGAGCAGCGTCGAGGTGTACGAAACCGCCCTGCGGATGCTGGAGCGGTACGGGTTCGGTCTTGTCCTGGCAAGCCTCGTCCTGTGGTTTGTCCGGGTGGACATCGTGCTGCCTATGGTCGAGGCCCACCAAGCGTTCCTCAAGGAGATGAGCCAGACGCAGCGGGACATCGCCCAAGCGGTGCATGAGCAGACCCGCCTGCTGTACGCACTCCAGCCCAGTGCTTCTTCGGACGGCGCGAGGAACTGACCAATGCCCATGTCGCCGCGACTGCTGTGCCCCCGCACCGGCGGCTTCCACCCAGAGGCATCCGACTGGCGGACGCGAGTCATCGCCAATGGCGGAAGCGTCAGCGGCTCAACGCTGAAGGCTGTGTCGGATTTCTGCAAAGCCATTGACAAGGCCGGCATCCGCGACCGCTTTTACAGGTTGAACCTGTTCTGCGGGAACGCCGACTCGGCGCTCAATGCCGTCAGGACGCCGCTCTACCGCGCTCAATCATTCACGGCATCTCCGCTCGGAAACGCGACGGACGAGAACACAGGCACGTTCGTACAAGGCGACTATGCCGAGAACAACGGACTTCTCGGCAACGGCTCAACGAAGTATCTGTCGACCGGCCTGCCGATGACGTTTCTGGGGTCAAATCAGGTCCACCTGTTCGCGTCGTTCGTTCCAGATGCGTCGGCGAACTTTCGCGTCCTGCTCGGTGCGCGGGCGAACCTGTCAGGCAGTCTGGCGATGGAGCAGAACTTCAACGGGACGACTTCGAATAGGCCGCGCATCGCCATCTTCAGCGTCGGATTCAACCCATCCGGCAACGCCTCTCCGATCACTGGCCGCACGCAGTACCTGTGCCAACTGGACGGCACCAACGGCATTATTGGCGAATCGTTCGCCCGAAACGTGAGCATCGGGCAGAACACGTTCGGCGCGTATTCAGCCACAAACACGACGGCGTTTCTGATTTTCGCAGGCAATCAAGTCGGGACAGGCATCGCCGCATACTTCCACTCTCGCATCGACTCGTACAGCATCGGCGCGGCGTTCACGACATCCGCCGGCCGCACGGCCTACCATGACGCCCTGACGACATTCCGCGACGCACTGGGGCGAACGTGACACTTGCTGACCTGCCGCTACCGATTCCATACGACGAGGCCAGGCAGTACGCGCTGGTGTTCGGTGACTCCATCTACGCGCGGCTCATGCAATTACAAGATTTGTACGGTCAGCCTGATTGCCGCATCGTCCCGCGCGTCCTAGCGGATGGCCGATACATGACTTCGGCCGACCTTCTGACGGCCATCGGACCGGGCCAGTGGATGCACGCCATGTGGCAAGCGGCAGACAAATCCGTGCTCGGTGCGAACGTAGAGGTTGTCCCATGGGCTGACGCCGTTGACATGCTGCCGCCCGAGTGACTGCAAGACCGCGACGTAATTCGGCTACGATCCAAGAGGCCGAAGCGGTGGCGATGCTGCCTGCCGATAACCAGGCAAGGCTTGGCCTATCGACTTGGCTGGCGTGCGTCAGAGTGCATCTATGCACCTGACACCGGACCAGCAGCGGCTTGCCGAGCAGGCGATTGAGATTGTGCCGAAGGCAATCGTGGCCTTCCGGTGCCGCTACCCCACGCTCCGCAAGCAGGTGGCGGCCATCGACGCAACCAGCGTGGCGTACCTTGCAATTTGCAAGGCGGCAGTGACGTATGACCCGGCGAAGTCAAAGGTCACGACGTACTTCTCGATGGCGATCCGCAACGCCCTGCTCAAGGAGATCGACCGCAACCGACGCCATCGGTACGACTCGCCGGATCGGGTGCCGATGGAACTGGCGGAGGCACTGGCGGTCAGCAAGCAGCACGGGTTCTCGACCCGACTCCAGACGGCCATCGCCCGCCTCCCCGCCAAGTCCCGCAAACTGATCCACCTCCGGTTCTTTCGTGGGCTCAGTCTGCGGGAGATTGGCGAGCAGGCGGGGTGCGACCCACGAACTATCCAGCGGAGACTCGCCGTCGCTTTGGGCTATCTGGAAACGCTTTTGCAAAGCGAGCCGCTTGTGCCTTGAGGGCACGGGTGATGGAGTTGATGTTCCACTTGTAGCCGTTCGGCCGGCGGACGTTGTAGAAGGCCAGCGTGATCCGCTCCAGGCTGGCCCCTCCCTTCCGCATGGCGGCCATCGCCTCGACCTGCTTCCGCTCCGCCTCGTCGGGCAGGTAGTAGGAATCCTTGCCGGTCCCGCACTTCCGCCAGCCGACTGGGGCGTGACGGCCATGCGGCTTGCCGGCCTTCCGCTTTTCCCGCAGGCTGTCCCGCGTCCGCTGCCGGATGAACTCCACCTCCAGTTCTGCGAACGCCGTCAGGATGGTGAACACACACCGGCCGATGGGGCTCCCGGTGTCAAGGCCCAAGTCCAGCGAGTTGAACGACACGCCCTTGTGCGACAGGAGTTGCATCGTCTGGGCGGCGTCGATGACGGAGCGGAAGGCCCGGTCCAGTTTCGCCCACACGATCTTGTCGCCCGGCTGGACGAGAGCCCACACCTTGCGGCCCTCGTCCCGCTCAAACATCGGCTTCGTGCCGCTGGTGGCCGAGTCATAGAGCCACCCGCCGTAGGTGTAGCCCTCCGGCACGAGCGCCCGCTTGATGTACTCCTCGCACACGGATCGCTGGGCGTCTTCCGTGATTGTCTGCCGGCCGGTGGAAGCCCGGCCATACGCATAGACGACAGGCATTGGTGTGTCTCCTAGATCAAGTAGAAGAAGACGAAGAACACGGTGCAGATCCAGCCAAACACGCCCATGTAGATGGGCTCCGTCGGGTCGAGGCTGGTGCGAACCATGAGTGCCAGGATCGCCAGCCGGAAGGCCCACTCGATAGGCCCGGCGTCGAGGCCGAGCATGACGCGGAACCGTTGGCGGATGGTGCTGTGACTGTACTTGTAGTCGAGCCAAGACATGATCGTTCTCCTGTGTGATTAGCCCGGACCAGGGATGTAGATGTCCCCGAGAACCCACTCCACGATCCCGTTGGTGGCGTCCTTGCTGCATTTCCAGCGGTACTTGGGCCGCCATTCCGTGCAATTTTTCTCTAGTCCCAAGAACTCCAGGTGCTTGAAGGCGTAGTCCCCGTCGATGTGGTGGAAACAGCGCGACTCGTCGCCGTGCTGGCGAGGCACGATGGTCAGTTTCCTACCGTCGCTTCGCTGAGTCGGGGGCGTGTAGACCACGATGTCCACGTCGTCCCCTTCTCCACGCACCATGCAGCCCGGCAGGTCGGCCGTCGCCTTTGCGAGGCGGCCGGCAAACAACTTCGCACGGCGAGACAGGTGCGGGTGCAGCGTCCCCCAGTTGTGGTCGTACCTCTCGTGCCGTCGAGGTGGGTGGAGCCAGACGCCCGGACGACTGACGCACGGCGTAGCCACTCCGTCCCTGACCAGATACCACGACCAGACGTTGCTCGGCAGCAGCCGCTTCTCCTGGTGTGGCGTGAACACGGGGACGTACCGTTTCCATGCGGCGACCTGCTGCCTCCGCATGTCCCGGTCTACGGAACGTGGCGGCCCAGTCACGGCGTACACGGTCGCCCCGTCCGCCCCCCTGTAGGCACGGGCCAGAGCGATCCACCACTTCGATGTGCTGTAGGTAATCTCCAGGCATGGCGGGTCGCCGCTGGGTCGTGCCCCGACGACCACGCCACCGTACAGGACGGTCGAGCGTTTGCCGGCGTGGAACAAACGCATGAGCGACTCCAACTTTTCGTAGGTGTAGAGGCGTGGTGCCAGTTTCTTCCGTCGCTTTGCCATGCTCATGCTCCCTCCTGTGACAGCGGCACGACGCGAGCCCAGTGGGGGATGGCGTTGTGCCACGAAGATCCCTTCTCGCCTGTGTACGCCACGACGACACGGGCACGGGGCTTCGGGCCGTGCCAGTTCGTCTCGGCGTCGGTGATGAGGACGATGGAATCGGGCTTGTCCGTCCGCTCCACCTCCTCGATGGCGGTGGACATGTCCGTGCCACCGCCCCCGTGCCAGTCGAACACCCGTGTCGTGGCGACCAGTGCGTGCGACTGCACCTTCGTGTCGGCACAGTACACCTTGACTCGCCCCAGTTTCCGCAACCCTTGAGCGATGACGGAGAGTGCCTTCGCCTGGATGTCCTTCGTCATCATGGACGCGGACGTATCCACGATGACGACGGCGTGCGGCTGCACGGTGATACGGCCGTGCAGGAGGGGGGCGTCATCGCCCGGTGGCTGCTTGCGTGACCGGCGGCGGTGGGAGTAGTCCCGCCCGCCAACCGGCGAGGCCACGCTGGTGCAGACCGCCGACCGCAACTGAGCGAACGGGTCGGGCGTTGGCCGCAACTTCTGCTTGAGTGCCTGCTTGATGGAGCCGGGCACCTTGCCGGGATTGCTGGCCTCGTACTTGGCTATGGCTTCTTCCGCTTGGGCTGCGGCCATGTCTTCGCCGTAGGCCTGCCACGACCCGTCGTCCTCGATTTCGTAGGGGCGAGGGCACCCGTCCGCACACGAGCCGCCTGTGCCGGGCGAGCCGGCCGGTGGCGGTGCCTTGCCCTTCCCAGACGAAGGCGATCCCGCTCCGTTGCCAGACGGACTCTTGCCGCCCTCCGCCTCAGCATCGTCGTCGTCAGCATCTCCGTCATCGCCCTGACGTGAATCGCCACCGTCGCTGCCTGTGCCGCCGTTGTCGTCATCCCCGTCACCGTCGGAACTGTCGCTGCCGGATGCGGACGAATCTCCCTGCTCGCCACCGTCTCCAGAAGACCCATCGGAATCAGACTCCCCATCTCCGTCTCCTTGCTGCTGGTTGTTGCTGCCGTTCTTCAACTTCTCCATGATGAGGCGGTAGTACTCCTGCATCGACCTGTTCTCAGGGAAGTCGAGCGTGATGCCCCAGTCCGGGACTTCGCATCCCAGATAGACCGCCCCCTCCGGCCGCAGGTGCCGCATCATCGAGAGCGTCTGCTCGATGACCAGATCGGCGGCCACGTTGCAGACGAACCGCTCCAGGTCGGACGGGTTCTCCCCGATGATCTCGGGTGCCCGGCCGTGATGGTCGAAGATCAGATGCAGTACCTCGTGGGCGACGAGGTATGCCGTCTGATCCCGGCCGATCTTGGACACGAACTCGGCATCCCAGTACAGGTTGCCAGCCGCGTCCACTGCTGCCGTGCCGATGCCCGGCGTCTCCTGCTCACGCAGGGAGTAGATGTAGGACGCTAAATACGGAACCCATTCAAACGTATGTACCCGTGCCTGCCCCAGTAGTTGTCTCGGGGTCGTCATGCGTGCCTCCCGGTGTTGTGGATCTCCTCGATCAAGTCACGCATCAGTTCCGCCATGTCCTTCAACGTGGCGTAGATGTTGGCGAGGTTGACTTGCATGGCGTCAACTGCCGCCATGAGAAGTTCGTGGTCAGTCGGTTTGGTCATTGTCTTTCCTCAGTAGGGGTTTCTGGCAGGTCGCACCAGTACCGCACTCGCGGCACCTGGCGGGACGGCAGCGTGCCTGGTTTGGCCGACCCGTAAACCACAAGCGGCCAGTCAAACTCAAACACCGTGCCATCCCAGTACGCCATCTCGATGTACCCGTCGTCTTGTGCGACAAGCACACGACGCTGGCTGTCTGGGCTGCACGTCCTCCCGTCCTCTTGCTGCCACTCGTACCAGATCACGTCGGGTCCGATCATTCGCCCCTCCCTTCATCAAGAACAATCTGATCGGAGTAGCACCAGTGCCCGTTGGTCAGGCCGAACACCACGCGATTTTGGCGGACCAACGCGACGGGCACGCACTCGGTTGGCTCTCCGGACTTCTCTCGTGGCTGGGCTGTGACTTGCATGTCTTCGATGGTGGCCTCCTCTGCGGGCAGGCTCCCGAATCCGCCTCGCCACATCACGCGATCTCCTGGCTTGAGGGACTCCATGTCTGTGTCTCCTGTGTGTGGGTGAATCACGACTGAACCAACGCCATCAACTTGGCAAGCACGTCCTTCGGGGGCGACCAGCCATCCGGGCGGACGCCGCCCTTGCTGACGGGATTCCAGAACGAACGGAACTGCATGAGGAACGACTCGATCTCCTGTTCACCGATGGTGATGAACGCCTCCGCCGCACGAGTCCACCGCTCCTTGCTGGTGTTGTCACGCAACGCCTTCACCAGCCCGGTGAGGAAGCAGATGTTGGCGTCGGGCCGCTTCTCATACTTGTAGTCCTCAGCACCGGACAGGTACGCCTCCGGGTTGAGCAGGTCGAGCCGGTGCCAGTACCGGAGGAACTCGCCGCCCACCTCCGCACCGACGCAGCCGACGGCGAGCGGCCGGTAGATGGGGTCTTTCTGTTCGTACCCGCAGGCACCAGCCGCAGCGAAGCACTTGACCAGGAACGTCCAGGTCCGCAGGTTGGGGAACGCCATCGTCTCGTCGTCCTGCGGCAACTTCTCCCGTGCGTCGGGAGCCGAGCGGAGGAACGCCTCGACCAGCGAGCCGAACTGCGGGAGGAAGTCGGTCCAGTGGGCCGGCACGATTGGGAACTCGGGTGCCTTCCACTCGCAGCCAGCACGCAAGCCGGTGAACCAGTGTTCGTAGTCCACCTCCCATGGGAAGTGGACGAACCGGGCACGCATGGCAGGTGCAAGGGGCACCGCATTGGGGCACAGTTCCGGCGGGTTGCAGGCACCGACGATGATGGTCGATGCCGGCATGACGTACTCGCCAACCCGTCGCTCGGACAGGACGGAGAGCAGGCCGCCCTGCGTAGCGGACGGCACGTTCGTCACCTCGTCCACGAGGACGAGAGCCTTGCCGTCTTTGGTCTTGTCCCACAGCGAGGTCGGCATCATGCGGACGACGCCGGCCTTGTTGTCGGGGATGGGATAGCCCGAGAAATCTTCGGGCAGATGGGTGGCACCGAGCAGCGGAACGAACGTCCGCTCCAGTGCATTTGCCAACGCCTCCCACGTCGAGGACTTGCCGACGCCAGTGCCGCCCGTGACCAGCACGGGGGCGACCTGACAGGCGAGGAACGCAGGGGTGTTGCCGAGTGTTGCGCGAGCCATGAGAGTGAGACTCCGAAGTGGGGAACCAATGGGACGGGGGACGGGGCAGCACGATGCCACCCCGTTCCCCCACGAACCGGACTCCGCAGCGGGAAAACTGCGGGGAAAACGTCAGCCGCCGACGCAGATCACGAACGTCGCGTCCGTCGCCTGCGGCATGGGCCGTGCTGCCCGCACGACCTGCTGCTCGACCCGCCCGGCAGGACGGGCGGCCTTCTTGCGGCCATTCCGCTGGCCGGGCTTGATGCCCAGCGGCCGACGCCGCATGCCCTTCAACTTGGGCAGAGAGATGCCACGCCGGGCGAGCATCTGGAGCCGGTCGTTGAGAACGAAGTGGCTGATGCCAGCCAGGTGCAGGAACTCCTTGAAGTGCAGGTCGCACGACAGGGCGTCCTTGTAATCCGCGATGAACTTGGTGTAGTCGGCACGAAGGGCACGCATAGCACTCTCCTTAGTGATGGTGGGTGGGTCAGACTGCAACAGCGAGCAGGCGATTGACGGCGACAGCCTGCTTGACCTGCTCGATGGCGGCGGTCAGGTCGGGCATGGGCTTGCCGAGAACCTGCTCATAGAGACGAACCTTGTCGAGGAACTTGTCGGCACGGTTGAGGCGGATGTTGATGGAGCGGTCGGCCATGCCTCCGGTCGCGTCCATCACGTCCTGCATGATCTCTGCCAGCCCGGCCTGCACCTCAGTGCCGAGCCGGTCGAGGACGTGCATCACCGTGTCGGGATCGGATGCGATCTCGACTTGGTGAACCGTGAAGTTGGGGCCGTCGGCGTTCGGTCCACGCACAAGCGAGGCGAACTGGCGGAAGTCATCGAGGCTCTGGCCCAGCAGGAACCAGACGCCACCGTCATCCTTGAGCGGCGTGGCCTTCCACGACCGCAGCATCTTGACCACCACCTGCCCGACCACGCTGGACGGGAGGTAGTCACGCTCCCGCACGACCGCAGGGTCGAGAGAGGCGAGAACCTGCGAGCCTCGCGGGCCGGCGGAGTCGTACTCCAGGATGCCCACGTCCCAGTTCGCTCCGATGAGGGCGGAGAACAGGAAGCGGTACTCGTTCTGCGACTGGCCCGGCACCACACGCACGACCTCAAACGAGGCCGGGTCGTCCAGTTGCCGCACGACGTTGGGCTGTCGGCGGATGCGTCCGTACAGCCCGTCGGCCACCTCCTTCATGCACTCACGCAGGACGGTGGTGCGGGCCGGCATGGCGGGCACGAACTTCCCGCCGCCCACCGCATCCGCCGCTGCGAACAGCCGGTCACGGGCGACCGTCTTGGTGTTGAGGATGACGATGCCGCCGAGCCCCGAGCCGATGGTCAGAATTGTCGGTGTCATGGTTGCTCCTTTCAGTGAGCGATGAGTTGGGTCTGTGCCTTGAGGAACCGGCGTTGCAGGACGGTGAACGCCGCCGCCTGCTCGTGTTCATCGAACTGCTCGCGGTCCTCCGCCGATTCGCAGAGGGCAGCGATGATGAGTTCCACTTCTCGGGGTGTGAGTGTCACGGTAGTAGTCGGGTATGACATGCCCCGCCTCCTGTGTGAGTGTACAGATTTACAGTCATTCGTCAATGGGCTCGACACGATTCGCGCCCACGTTCCAGTCCTCGTTCGGGTGCGCCCGCAACCCGGTGAGGACAACCACTTCGCCGTCTCCCGTCTCATCGAACATGGCGTCGGGGCACACGGCGACGATTCGATCCATCAGTTCTTTCAGCGTCATGCTGTTTCTCCTTGAGGTACGACTTCCAGTCGAACGACCACGCACGGGGGCCAACCACTGTGGCGTGTCCCTTGCGTGCGATTCTGCGGGCGAGGTACTGCAACCAGCCGAGCCCGGTCCACCCGAAGTGGGCGGCGATCTCCCGGTACGACGGCTGGTATCCGTTGGCGTCAATCGAGCGGGCGATGAGGGTGAGAATCTCTCGCTCGCGTGGGGTCAGGTCCGACATGCAGGCGGCACCTCCCTGGCGATCCTCTCGCAGGAGTCGCCGCTGCACCCGTAGGTAAGCACGCCGTTCCGGGTGATGGCGCACACCCACAGGTCCGGGTCGTCGGTGCCCTTGCAACACAGGGCAATCTCCACCTTTGGCCCGGCCTCCTCGATGTACAGTCGCTCGCCGTTGGTGAGCGTGAGGGTGTAAGCCGGCCAGCCTCCACCCGAAAGCCGCTTGGCGGACGGCGGGTACTTGGCATCTGCAAATGGCATGGTCATTCTCCTTCGATGTATGCCGTGTCGCCAGCGAGGCGGACGTTGCCTCGCCCTGCCATCACGACACGGGGCTGTGAGTTCCGCTCCCGGCTACGCACCGGGACGGAACACACGATCTTGCGAACCAAGAGACAGGCACCCTTGTGATGCACCGTCAGCACGGGATGCCCGGCCTTCGCAGACGCGGGCTTGTTGTAGTGAAACCAGAACGCCGTCATCGGTCCCTCCCTTTGCAAGGCACCACCATCCCCATCGCCACGCAGTCGGAGTCGGGGAGGCGGCGGTGGTTGCAGTCGCCACATGTATCCGGCTGTCCGCACACCCGGCACAGAATGGTGTGCGTCCAGAACTTTCTCCCCCACGCATCGCATGGGTCAGCCGACACCGAGTCGGCGTCGGGAAACAGTGAGACATACTCACGCAGAAGGCTCGGCCCTTTGCGGCGTGAAGCAAACACAAACGTCATGGAATCTTCTGGCCGTCGCCTGTCGAGCGTGACCGATACGTTCCAAAAACGTGTCACGTTTCGCATGGTCTTTCTCCTTTCAGTCGAGTTCCGCCCACCGTGCCAACGCCTTCATGGCGACGAAGCACATGGCGAGGAAGATTTCGATTTCCGTATGGGTCCAACGAGTCATGGCTTGCCTCCTTGCTTGCCGTAGAACGGACTCCGCAGCGGGAAAACTGCGGTCAGATTGCGAAGTCAGACGCCAGCCGGGAGGCAATAGCCTGCGCCGACTCAGTGGCCTGCTCCTTGCAGTGGTCGCTGCCGTAGAAGCCCCAGCACGAATCGAGTTCGTGCCCGTCCGCATCTGCGATCCGGTAGCCCCACACATCGCCCGTGAGGTACTGGTCGTACTCCGCCACCTCTGCCCGCAGGCATGCCAGCGGGTCGCTGATACGTTCCTTTGCGGCAGTCTCCTTGCTCATGTAAATCCACCCCACCTGCCCGCTGTCCCATGGGCAGGCGAACCCTCCGGTACTGATGCTCAGGCCGGAGTGATCGAGCAGGTACAGCGGCAAGACGTGGTAATGCTTGTCGATGTACTGGCGGATGTTGTCTGGGTTCAGTTCGTCGGGGACGCTGCGGCCCAGCGTGCTTTCCCTGTCGTGCATGAGTCGCAGGAAGAACTCGTCGGGCGAGCAGTCGGGCCTCGCGTCACCCAAGTCGTACCGCCTGTGCCAGCACGCCATCGTGCCCGCATGATCCCACTCTTTGCGTGGGTTCTCTGCGTCCTCGTCGTGGATGATTCGCACAGTCAGTCCATCGACAGTGAACTTCTCGCGTTCGTACATGAGGGAACTCCTCGTGTGGAAAGAAAGCGGGGCCAGTGACCCAGTGCCACTGGCCCCGCAGGAACGGACTCCGCAGCGGTGAATTACCGGGCGTCGTGCAGTGCCTCGATGCCGTAGTGCCCGAGAATC